GCTTACCCAGAGTTTGACCGCTACGGACGCTGTGTTGCATTTGCAAAACGATATATGATGACACTAGGCGAACTCGTTACTCAGTTCCCTGAATATGATTCACAACTACTTGGACCTATTGGTTACAAGCAGGACCTGAATGTTCAGGTTGAGTTAATTCGCTATTATGACAAAGACCAGTCAGTTATGTATATCCCATCAAAGGAAGACCTAGTTCTATCAAAGGCTGAAAATCCTATTGGTAAGATGATGGTTATTATTGCACGCAAGCCATCTATTGATGGTGAAATGCGTGGACAATTTGATGATGTTCTTGGTATCCAATTGCTTCGCAATCGCTTTGCGTTGCTTGCAATGGAAGCAGCAGAGAAGAGCGTTCAGGCTCCCATTGTTCTTCCACAGGACGTACAGGAACTACAGTTGGGTGGAGATGCGGTCATTCGTACATCTAACCCAGCGGGCGTTCGTCGTGTAGAACTTACACTACCGCAAGGTGCTTTTACAGAACAGACCCTACTCAATCAAGAACTTCGAGTTGGTGCACGTTATCCTGAAGGACGTACAGGAAACATTGATGCCTCTATTGTCACTGGACAAGGCGTACAGGCTCTTATGGGTGCATTTGATACCCAGGTTAAATCAGCACAAGCAATCTTTGCTGCAGCACTTCGTGATGTAATCAGCGTTTGTTTTGAAGTTGATGAAGTAATATTCCCAGACGAGAAGACCATTCGTGGTGTTGACGCTGGTTCACCATACGAAATTACATACAAGCCTTCTAAGGACATCAAATCTGATTACTCAGCAGATGTTCGTTACGGAATGCTTGCTGGATTAAACCCAGCACAGGGACTTATCTTTATGCTCCAGGCACTTGGTGGCGGTCTTATCTCCAAGGATATGGCTATGCGTGAACTTCCGTTCACAGTTAACGTTACTCAGGAATTAGAAAAAATTGAAATTGAGAAGATGAGAGATTCCCTTCTTGGTTCCATTACTGCCTATACACAAGCCATCCCACAAATGGCTGCATCTGGCGGAGATGCCTCAGAGGTAGTTCGTAAAATTGCTGCGGTTATCAAAGCACGCCAAAAGGGACAGGCGCTTGAGGATGCGATTGAAGCAACCTTCGCTCCGCAGCAACAGGTTCCTCCTGCTGGGGCAGCATCTATGGTTGAGCAACCGTCCCCTGCTCCCACCGCTTCTCCAGCAGGAGGCGCTCTTCCACCGGAAGCGGCAACGCAAGGTATATCGGGTGAAGCACCACAGATTCAACAGCGTCCAGATATGCAGACGCTTATTTCAGCACTTACCTCAAGCGGTAAAGGTTCAGCAAGAGTAACAACTACGTCAAAAAGATAATAAAGTAGGGGACAATGACAACGCTAATTGGTATCGAATACGATGATAGTTGCTTCATTGTGGCTGATAGCAGAACTACAGATGACAGTGGATATATTTACACTCATCCGAATGTAAAAAAGATTTCAGAAACAAATGGTTATCTAATTGCTGGCTCAGGTGAGGTTCTTCCTTGCGATGTAGCACAGCACATATGGGACCCACCAGTTCCAGTAAAGTCAGATAAAAAAGATTTGTTTCATTTTATGATTACAAAGGCTATGCCTTCTCTTCGCAAGTGTCTATCGTCAAATGGTTTTAATTTTGATGAACCTAAGACAGAGCAAAGATTTCAATTTTTAATTGCAGTATGTGGTGAGATATTTGATATTGACCACGAACTAGCAGTAAGTAAAAACATTAGCGGAGTCTACGCTGCAGGTTCTGGTGCACCTTATGCACTTGGAGCATTGCACGCTGGCTCTGATGCTTATGAAGCAATGGAAATTGCAGCAAAACTTACAGCGTTTACCGCTGGTCCTTATATGTCCAAATCACAATTCAAACATTCTAAGTAGGAGGCAACGTGACTACTGCACCTCAGGACCCACGCGGCGGATACCGCCCAACAGCAGGTCAAAACAATCTAGGTGTCTCAGCAACAGGTGGTAACGGTTCAGCCGACGGTGTTCCAAACATAAATTACACAGGATTTGCATACGGACAAAATCAAGCAGTTAATGATGCCGCCAACTCTGGTTTTCCTATGGGTCAACAGAGTGCAACTCCTATGGGTATATCTATTCCTTCCATAACACCAATTACGGCTCCATCAGAAAATCCTGACCGACCAATTACATATGGTATGCCATTTGGTGAAGGAGCGGGTCCAGAAGTAAATCCACTTCCACAAGGAATTTCACAAGAACAAGACCCGTCACATCAAATTATTCGTGCGCTTTATCAACAAAATCCACGCAACGAAGATTTACGTTACCTTGTTGAAACAATGGATGCACAAGCACAGCAAATGGTGCAGTAGTGGCAGACCAAAGAAAACTTTCAGGCGTCTTATCACAGGCTCAACTTGACGCTGAGGCACTTTATGCTGCGGCGGCAGGTATAAATCCAGCACAGGCTGAATTGATTCAAAAGAATGCACAAGGAAACATTATGTCTCCAGGTGTTCTTCAGTCATTGTCTGCATTAGGTGTAGATGCAAAATCAGGTGTAGCCTCAAGCATTGCCAATATTGATGCGTCAACTCGTGAACAACGTCTTGCTAACCAAAAAGATGTAGCAATGAAACGCCAGACAGAAGAATTTAAGGACACAAAACGCGGGCAGGCTTGGCAATTAATTAAAGGTCTTTCTCGTGGAGCAATAACCGTTTTAAGTGCTATTCCACAATTTGTAGATGCTACATATAGGACAACTCGTGAAGAAATACAAAATCGTGGAGTTTTGTCTGGAGTCACCGCTGGTTTAGGTATTAACCCATTCCTTAGTGGAGAAGAACAAGGCAAGATTACAGCAAAAATAACAGACCAAACTCAATACGGTCAAATTGTTCTTAAGTCAATTGCTGATGCCAAAAAAGGAAAGTTACCTGACGTTAATATGGGAGAGGGCTTCTTTGCTTCCGAAGAAGTTGGCATTGGACACAAAGCACGCCAGGCTTCACTTGGTGCAGCCAAGATTGCAATTCGCAATGATGAGGGAAAACTGCTTGGATATAGACCAAGAACATTTTTTGGTGATACATTCTCAAATATATTTACATTAGGAAATCCTGAAACTGTAGCAGGGGCAAACATTGCTTTAGCGGCAGACATTGCCGGTTCATTTTTTCTTGACCCAGGTATTGCAAAAGCACAGCAAGTAAAGCAACTCAGAAAACTTGCACAACAGCAGCAAGCAGAAGGCGCTCTAAAGGCTGCAGCAGAAACTATGAAACGCATTTCAGATATTGAAGAAGTTGAAAATCAAGTTATTGAATCTGCTAAGGCTCTTCGTACTCAAGCAGATGTAGTTAAAAATATTGATGCTGATACATTTGCAAAGCGTGCACGTGACGCACGTTCTGCTGCTACTGGTAAAGCCGAAGATACAATTAAGTCCTCAATTAGCGTTCGTATGGCACAGGCTCGTCTTGATGAAATCGTTATCAAAAAAGCCGAACTTGTTGAAAAGGCTACTGCAGCAATTGAATCCCGCAAGGCTATTGAAGCGGCTCTTAAGGCACCAGCAATTGCTGACCGTACACAAAATGCTTTAATCAAGCAAACAAAACAACTTGAACAAATCAAATCAGAAATTTCAGATGCTATTGCATCAGGTCGACGCCCGATGTATACATCAGATGACCTGGATAATTTACAGACATCTATCAAGGCACTAGAAGAAAAATTATTTGCAACAAAAGGTTTAATCCCAGAAATTCCTGTAACACAGGATGCACTCCTTGCTGCTAAAGAACTTGAAAAGAAGTCTAAGGCTTTTCTTAAAGAAGCCTCAGATGCTGAAAAGTTTTCAATCAAGCAAGTAGCAGAGCGTTCTAAAACACAGAGGGCAATGGAATCACTGAATGAGCGTGCTCTTCGTGAGGCTGCTAAGGCTAAGAAAGCAGAGCGTACTCTTTCGGAGAAATTATCCGATGCAACTCTTAGTCTCAAGGACAAGCGCAAGTCTTGGGAGATTGATGTTCAACGTCTTGCTAACATAAATCAAACAGCAGAGCGTCCAGAATTTGCATACCAGGCTATTGCAGATTTCCTAACTAACGGTCACGGAACCGCAGCAGTTGATAAACTTGTTGAGTTAACCGACTGGAAGCAAATCTGGCGTAAATCCGATGGCAAGATTAGTTATGATGTAGCACGAGCACTTGCTGACGCTACGACCCCAGATGACGTAGTTGATATTCTTAGTCCATATCTTCTCAAGGGTGACATTCAAGGTGGAATTCTTAGACCAGGATTGCTTGCTCGTAGAGGTGAAGCAATCACCGCTCGCACAAAGTTTGCTATGCCAGCAGTGCGCACACTTCAGGGTGTAGGAGCACGAGTTCAATCTCGCCTCATCGAGCACGAAAAGTATGCAAACTTATTTTCATTATTTAATAATGGTGCAGGAGTTATTACTAGGTCGGTTAAGCGCGGATACCAGACCAAGGTTAAGGCTGGTTCTATTGTTAATATCCACGATAGAGAAGCACTCTTGCGTGCAACAGAAGATTTTGGCGTGGCATCTAAACTTAATAGAAAAGTTCTTGATGGAATTATCGACGAGATTGCAGATGCTGGTTCAGCATCGGTTGCTGGATATGCAGCCTCAGTAAAATTAATGAAGGCTGTATTTGCTCAGTATGGAGAAAAGATTCCGGCACATATGCAGGAATCTTTTAAGAAATATACAACAGCATTTGAAAATTCTTCTGAAGAGATGTCATCTTACTGGGCAAAGCGTCACGTCGCAGGTGATGCAAAACTTGAATATATGACACTTAAGGGTGAAAGTATAGTCCTTCCAGGTCCACATCTTTCATCTGAGTTATTAAACTCAACTATATATTTTCCACCAGTTTCAGAATTGTTACGTCTTACATCCAAATTAAGTAAGATTAAAACAGTTTCTAAGGCAGAAGAAATTGGTGATGTGCTTATTGGAAACTTTTGGAAAAAAACTGTACTGGTACGTCCAGCATATATTATTCGTAACATTGCAGAAGAGCAGATTCGCGTGGCTGCAACAGGTCATATTTCATTCTTTAACAATCCAGGTATGGCTTTGGCTATGTGGCTTGGTCGTGATGAAGGAAAGCCTTGGCGCAAAGTTTTGCGTCAGTTTGACACATACCGTCACACAGTATTTGATGAAGCATTCTCAACCGGTGACGATGCACTAGATATTTTAGACGAGACACTTGGTCACAATGTAAAGAGTTCATATGTAGATATGATGAACTCTGGAGCAACAGGTCTTGATGCAAGCAATTTCAAGGTACTACAATTCCAAAATATTGGACCAGTTACTTTTGGTGCCCCACGATTTTTTGATGGTATTGCTAATCAAATGCGTATGCTTAACTCAGATATGTTCTCACGAGTAGTTGCAGGCTTTGATACACCTCAAATCAAGGCAGCAATGGCTAAGGGTCAGTTTCGCCAGGACGCTGTAATTGATTACTTCCTACACGGTGCAGGACGCAAAGACCTAGACACATTTGCCGAGTCAACACCACAAAAGTTCAAGGCATTTATTAAGACTCCTGAGGGTCTTAAGAGTTATCTGTATACAGGCAAGTCACCAAAAGGTGAAGACATCTCAATTCTTGCTCGCATTACAGAAACAACAGGTGGTAATAAGTCACTTATGGAAATGATTGCCAGAGGCAAGGTTTCTATTGGTGGTACAGAGTTCAAAATCCCACGTGCCGTTGATGGAGCAATTAACTCAATTAGTAATTCTAAGGCAATGAAGGCTGGCAAGAAAGCACTACTTGAAGAACAAACTAAATTTGCTAAACAACTTAAAGAGACGTTTTCTAATGCTGGAAATTGGGACAATGTTACAGTAAATGTTCCATCTAAGAATATTGTTGCTGCTGAAGGTGAAAATTCTAAGAACTTTTTATCTAGATTTGTTGACGGGTTTTTTGACAAGGCTACAGAATTTGAAAAGAATACAACATTCGGTCCAGAGTTTCGTCAGGCTTACTGGGATGCTATCAACCGCATCGCAAAGGCTCTAGATTCTGATGCTAAGGCTAAACTTCTTGCTGCCGCACAGGACTCATTGACCCCATTGCAGAAGGCTGGTAAGCCAGTAGGGTTAAAGCACCCAGTGTGGAACGCATTTAAGGCAG